GCGTCGGTCGGCGCTTGCGTCGAGATGATGATCGTCAGCGGCGACTCTTGGGCCGCCGATGCCGTCTCCAGCGCCTCGTACAGCTCGCTACGCGGCCCGCGCGTCTGCCCCAGCTCGTCATGCACCACGAACACGGGCGACAAGCCCATGGCCGTGGAGGCGTCCGCAGACAGCGCCCGGTAGACCGTGCCGATCTCAGGGCACACCAGCGACTTCGCTGACTCCCGGATCTGCACATAGGTGGCGAGGTCCGGCGAGAACCGCACCACCTTGGCCGCCAGGTTGAACAGCACCGCCGCCTGGTCGCGCGACTGCGCCGCTGAGTAGAGCTGCGAGTTCTCCCGCGCCTCGGGCCCGACCAGATGCAGCAACAACAGGAACGCGGAGAGTGCCGTCTTGGCGTTCTTGCGCCCCATCGACAGGATGAAGCGCCGGGTCGGCGTGTCGTAGATCGCGCAGATCCACTCACGCTGCTGCGCCGTCAGCTTGACCGGCTGCCCGACCAGCTTGCCTTCGGGGATGCGGCAATTCGCCTCAATCCATTGGCAGTTGCGCTCGCCTCGCGTCAGGCGTCGAGCACGTCGTGGGTTTGCCACGGCTTCCTGCCATTCGCCTTGCGGCTATCGGTGTCCGCCTTGTCCGCCCGGTAGCGCGCCTGTTGCGTCAAGCGCATGGCCCGTGCAAGGGAACTCATCTCAGCCGACAACGCCGCCTGGAGCTTGCGCAGATCCTTGTATGTGCCAAGCTGCGACGGGTCCGACAGCATCGCGGAGGCGGTTTGCCGCACCAGATCAGCCAACATCTCGGCCTGCACCGTCGCGCGGCAGTATTGGGCGAGCAACGGAATGCTCCCCGCGTCCCACCAGTCGCCTGGCTTGGTCGCCGCCACGCGGCCCCACACCTCGGCTTCCTCCACCGACAGATCGGAGGGGGGTTGCAGCAAACGGACAGGCAGCGCCGTGACCGTCGCAAGCTCTGCGGCGGATTTGCGGCCTGCTTGTTTCACTGTTTGCGCCTAGCTGAACGGAAAAATGTACGGATTTAGCGAAGCGAGGGTGTACGGGTGGTCATAAGGCCGGCAGCCCTAGACTTTCGATGCCCCCTACCACTCCCGTCCGATCGGGTTGCCATGCACATCGCAGCCTCTCGCATGGCCTGACTGCTCCTCGGCCTGCTTCACTGCGCTATGGCATGTGGCACACAGGCTCTGGAATGGGCCTGCGTAGAACAGGGCGAGATCCCCTCGGTGTGGGGTGATGTGGTCACACACCGTTGCTGGGGTGATCCTGCCCAGCATCTGGCAGTACCGGCACAGCGGCTCCTTCGCCAACTGCGCCTTCCGCATCTTCAGCCATCGGGCTGTGCGGTAGAGGTGTGCGTGCTGGCCCAAAGATCCTGTCCCAGTTCGCCTCGACCGCCTGGCGATCCTCTCGGCGTCGGTTGCTGCCCTTGCTCACTTGCTGACCTTGGCCCCGGCCAGGCGCCACTTGTCTCCGGTCCACCGCACCACGGGACGAACCTTGTGCCCGTGAGCCCACAGCATGAGCATTCCGAGCGGCGGCATTAGGCCCAACCAAGCACCGAGGCTTGCCAGCAGTCGCCACCAAAGAATCTTCATTTGTACGTATTCGTACCCACGTCCAGCCCCGTGACCGAGGTGGTCGTGACCAGCAGATCGGCCTGATATGTGGAGCTGTAGCCCGTCCGCGTCACGTCCGGATTGCGGTCCCGGATGCCGTTGCGGGTGTAGTTCGGGCCGAAGGTGTTACCGGTGACGTGCAGGCCTTTGCCCGACAGCAGGCGAATGCCCGTGGCCGAGTTCCATGCGACCCGGTTGTTGGCGAAGGTCACGTTGCTCGCGCCCGACACCACTGCGCCGTTGCTCTTGTTGATGCTCGCCAGGTCCGTGCCGCCGATCTGGCTGTTCTGCACCGTGACCCCGTCCACAATCCCGCCATCCGTGCGTTGCAGGATGCTCACGCCGTACTTGGCGTTGCCGGGGAATCGGCAGTTGTCGATCAGTATGTTCTTGCAGACCTGATTCGGCTCCGGCTCGATATCCACCCCACACTCGGGGCTCGTGCCGTTCGTGAAGCTGAACTCAGAATTGAGCAACTTGACGCCCACGCCATCCACGATGGAGCAGCCTTGGCGGCGGTTGTTCGTGGACATGCAGCCGTCGATCACCACGTCATCGGCCGAGATGCAGATGCCGTCCCCGGTGCAGTTGGATACCTTGAGGCCCGTCACTGTCCCACGACCGCCGTTGTTCACCCGCAGGCCGTGGCCCCACTCGTGGGTCGCCTGCTTCGTGGTGAGGCCAGCGGTCACGTAGCTGTGCTCGTACCGATCCCCGACGATCTCGCCGTCGTGGATCTCCCAATCCCATGCACCATTGCTGTCCAGCACGGCATAGCGGATCGAGCTGTTCGGGATGACCGTGAACGTGACGCCGGTCAGCACGAGCTTCAGCCCAGTGCGCAGCCGGATCGAGGCGTTCACCGCGTCCACCGGATATGTCCCGGGAGCTACCACCACCGTGCCGCCATCGCTGGGCAGGCTGTCGATGGCCTTCTGGATGCTCGCCACGTTGGGCGAGAGGTCCACGGTCGTGCCGCCGATCTTCCGGCTGTAGTCGGTCACTGCTTAACTCCTACACCAGCGCGTCGCGCTCGTCCCAGCCCACAGGGCAAACGAAGTTGACGAACCACGCGCCTTCGCAGCGCGGAAATACTTGCCGGCCATCGGCGCGATAGATGCGCCCTTCGCCGCCCCGCTCATTGCTGCGAATCAGCAACTCGGTGGTGTAGGCGTAGTTCGGGCCGTGCCAGTCGATCTCTTTGTTCACTTCCGTTCCGCCCTTATGAAGTCTTGGAGGGCGCGGATTTGGGTGTCGGCGTCGTCGGCGGCTCGAACAATTCGTCCCGCACTCTCTGCCCGGTCGCGGGTGGCACCATCAGGCTCTTGGGCACGTCCGGGAGTCGCGGGCACACCGCAGGTCCAACGTGCGCGCAACTGGCGGCGAGCAGTGAGCAGCTCATCCACAATGCGTTTCTGAGTCGCTTCATTGGCCGCCCTCTGCTTCGCGTTCTCGTCCATCAGGCGGGCCACTTCGACCGCCTGCGCATGTTCCTGCTCGCGGGCGCTCTTCTCGGCGGCAAGTTGCTGCGCCTTGTCGGCCAACAGGTGCTTGTCGAACCTGGCCTGAACAACCGCGTGGCCGTGATGATCGCCCAACATCCACGCGCCCAGCAGGATGCTGGCGAGCGCCAGCACCTTGATCAGAGGCTCGTAGGGATTCATGAGTGCGCCAGCATGAAGGTGCAGCCGCTGAGGTCGCTCATGGCGCTCACTACCCCGACCAGTTGGCCCGACTCGTTGAACAGACCGCTCCCGCTATCCCCGTGGCAGATCGTGGCGTCCACGACGATCATCTCGTCCGTCACCTTCGCCACGTAGCCCTCGCGGTACACGTCCGCTTCGCCCTCGGGATTGCCCCACCAGCGAATGCGGTCGCCCTGCTTGGGGCGCGGGCCGAGCTGCGCCCAATGCTTGAACGGATGCCCCGCCAGCGTGATGTCGATGATGTCGCGCGCCTTGTTGGCCGACATCGACACGACATGCGCGTCCCATCCGTCCACCAACTGGAGCGCGCCACCCAAGTCGATACAGTGGTTCGCCGTGCGGAGCTCGTGGTCCGAGATCGCCGTCCCAGAGCAGATTCCGCCCACCATTTCCAGCCGGTGCGTGGTGTCGTGGGTCTCACCGAACGGAAGCGACGTACAGCCACACCCCGTCAACACCAGCGCCAGGAGTGCGGCCAGCTTCATTGTCGTGCCCTCGGGAAAGACGCCAGCCTCTACGTGCGCACGTATGACTGGCTGCGCGGCCAAGCGCGAGCAGATCCCACCGGATGTTTCCAGTGAGCTGCAAAGCCCTGCGGCTAACTCAGGGCAGACTCTTGAATCAATCCGGCCTCAATCCGCCGCTTATCCACATGGCGATGAAGGCCCACGATGTTGTGATAGACCATCGTGCGTGCGTCCGAGCACATGTCGCAATGGAAGATGCGACTCTCCCGCTCAGCGGCCTGCTCGGCTGACATGCGCCCCGTCCAATCGGGCGCTACCAGCAAATATTCCATTAGCGCGGCCAGATCGCCGCCAGCAACTGCGCCCACTCGCCACCTGTCAGCAGGTGCCACACGACCAAGCCCGCGCCGAGTACGGCGACAAAGGCGGTCAGCAGCGTGGCGCGCTTGTTAGGGGTCATTTGCGCATCAGCCTCACGGCCCAGTCTTCACCGGCCCAATCTCGGCCGCCGAAATACTGCTTGCCATCCTTGTGCATGCGCCAAGGATCGGAGAACTCGCGCTCATCGAGCGAATCCTCATCACCAGAAGCGAGCGCAATGCGCTGGGCACGACGAAATGCGCGATGCCAACGAGACTTGTCCCACGCCTCGCTTGCGGCGGTCGTCCAGCCACAGATAGGCGTCTTGCGGAGGCTGTCACTCATCCGTCGTCCCGCCCACCTTGTACTCGTCCGCCTCGCCCACGCCGTCTTTCGCGTAATGCGCCAGCCGGAAGGCCAGCACCGCGCACATCCACGACAGCCAGAAGGCGATGCGTTTCATGCGGCAAGCCTCGCGTGCGCCGCCGCGATTCGCTCGGATGCGATGGCGAAGTATTTATCGTCCCGCTCAATGCCGATGAAGCGCCGGCCGGTGTTGGCGCAGGCTACGC